TATGACCCACATCCAGAGCAACGGTCGATGTCTGCTTCTGTGGGTTCTTTGTCTAAGTGACCGTATTTAAGTATGAGTAGTGGCAATAGATCACCCAATCGGATTATGCAGGCATAGTCCTCTGCACTCTCACCTTGTCCATTGAGTCTCAGACATGCAAAACCGAGCTCCCCAGAAATCGATGTGCGTGCCTTTAGTTGCTTCATGTACGCCAATGGTTGGAAGCCCGATCTACTCTTAACTTCCGCATCAAATGGGACATTGACAATATCTTTACCACTACCCCTTCCCACACATGCGCTAGGCCAGACAGTCGATAGGTACTGTGCGACTACACGCTCTGTGCGGAAACCTCTGTGCTTTCTATGCTGTGAAGCCATTAACTAAGTATCCCATCGCAAATGATAAGAACATAGCTAATCCAGTTAAGATTGCTATAAGTGTTTGCTTATCCATTGACAGCATGACACTTTCTGCACTGCCAAGCACCCACTACAGGCTTTTCTTCTTTGATAACAATGTTAGCAACAATGTCTCTAGCTTCTGTTGGCTCATTACATAGTTGACAGTTGATAATTTCTATGAACGGGATGTCATCAAAGTTAACCCATCCACCTAATCCATCTGCGTTATGTATCTCGATGTAACCCATTATGCTCTCGCCTTCTGTGGTTCCCATGTGCCTGAACTTGAGAGCTGATACCAGAGTGTTGGACACTTAGGCTCTGATCCCTGTACTCCAATGTGTCGGCAGAAGTAGCCACCCCAAGCCCGGCCATTCTTCACGCCATCTTTGAACTCACGATCACCATGCTTACAACTAGGCACATCCTTTGCAGTACCCAAAATCTCTGCAACCGTATTTACAGCTGCATCAATAGTCACTGGTGCTGGCACTTCCTTGATTAGTTCATCTTGCTCACCGAAAGGTGTAGTCCAGTAGTCTTTCTCCACTTTAGGAGCTGGAGCCTTGACCACCTTTGTCATTTCTTCTCGGCTTGCGCGCTTTCCTTTAGGTGCATAACCTGCATTTGCAAGCGCTCTGCCGATCGCCGAAGTCTCACAATTCTCCAATGCTGAAGTTTGGTTAACACCTCTACTAGTAACTGTCTCCTCGGCCAGACCAGTCGCCCACGCAACACTATCTGAAGCAGTCTTAAATAAATAAGCCTTAACAATGTATCTATTACTCTCGATAACTTCCAACTCAGTTGATATGCGAAAATCTGGATAGTCCTTAATAAATTTCTCAAGTCTCACCTCTACTGGTTCATAGTCCGCTAAATTAAACATAAAGCCCATTCTCCTCTGTTGCTAGTTGTCCACCGAGTGCGCCGTAGCTGCATAGATCGACCCAGTTGTCGAGGTGTTGTGCTGATTGATTAGTTCTTGCAAGTTTAACAAGTACCATGATCCCTGCCACCTGATAGTCATGTATTGGCATTTGTAGGTATGCACTAAGGAGCATGGCGGTGTGTTGTAAGTTATCTGCCGGATGACCGTATGAAAGGCCACGATCAGAGATTGTGTCTGTGGCGTTGAGTAAGATGTCACGAGCTATCATTCTTGCCAAAATTCTTGTCTATTCACAGCTCGACCTCTGTGATAACCCTCGCGCTTGCCTCGCTCATAGCCTGATTCCCAGACATGTGCATAAATAATCCATAGTGCTAGTGGTATCAAAATCACCACTATGCCTACAACTTGATTGTCAGTCATTGTTACTCCTATCGCACCAGCGCCCTCGGCTGGTGACAGGCTTAGTGTTGCACAGCCCTCAGACTATTTATGTTTTATTTGATAACGAAATGATAACGATTCTGCCTCATCGACTGCATCGTCTATGGTCTTACGGACTGGAAAGATGTCTCTAACGAGGTCGTCCATAGACCTTGCCATTGACTATAAAGGTGCCGTTCTTCTCTATGTAGATTAGATCCACTTGAACATTCTTACCCTTGACATAGATAATTGAGAAGGCTTGCTGCCAATTAAAAACCCCATGCGTATAATGGGCACGATTTGTCTCCATGATGTGACCACTTTCTACACCATGCAGGATACGCCCTACGCGGCCCCCAGAGGCCTCTGTGAACGATGATCTCCCAGCCCTGTGCGTGTGACCACTAATTGTGGATTTGCCTCGGCGACGGGCCCCTTCCAAGGCCGATAAGCCCCCTTGTGGCTTGATGGGCGTGTGATCGCCATGAACTGCAATCCAATTAGGCGCAATAGGCATTTCATCACGCCAAAACTTAATTCCTAATTCATCTAGCTTTAAGAACTTTTCAAAGCGCAGCTCAGGCAAAGCGCCTAGTGCTGGAATCTTGCTACTTATCTGATTGTAAAGTCTGTCTGTGTGATTACTGCGGATCATGTCCGTCACACCTAGTTCCCAAAGAATGTCCACTGTCATGTCTCGGTTGTCGCCTAAAGTCTGAGCGAACCAATCGGCGCGGCCTTCACTCCAACGCCCCAATTCTGTGAGGTCCATTTCGTCACCAAGGGTAACTGTTTGGTCTGCCTTAAAAGTACGAGCGAAGCGAATCAGGTTATTGGTGACATGCGCATCATGTAGAGGAATTTGCATGTCTGGAATCACCAGAATTTTTTTAATCGTCATCCTCATCTTCGTAATCGCCAAACCTTTCTGGTTCGACTGGAGATGGCAAGATCCATGCTGGATAAGATTGTGGCTCTGTAATCATAAACAGAGCTATTGACTCAGGGAATCCAGCCTTCTTTAAGGATTTGTAGAACTCATGCAACCCAATGCAGTAAGCATCGAGCGGGGAATACCCTTCATCTACTAACTTGTTAGTTGCTTTTCTTGCCATGTGTTAATTGTCACTTCTCTAGTATGCGAATAACGGTTTCGACACGCGCTTCAAGCGATGAGATTCGAGCATTAAATTCATCACGCATAGATGAGCCTGAATTAGGTTTGAGTTCGTTTAGGTAGTGCTTTACTAACCACCGCACCGAGCCAATAAATGAACCAATAACGGTCGTAGCAGCAACAGCAAGAACCGCCATGTCCTCCACAGTCATTATCTTTTAGGTGAGGCATAACCAAAAACGCCAGAAAGTATTGACCACAGGATTGCTCTGTAATCTGCATCGAAATTAGTTGCTGACCAAGCCGCTAGAAATGCTCCTGCTGCAAGGATTGCTGGATTCTTGAGGTTCATAGTTTTCCGCCTAACATAGGTATTTGATAAAATTCACCGCGTAAGTCAGCTTCTTTCGTAAAGCTGAAATGCACATGGTGATTGTGTTTGTTAGCCCCTGTGTACTTGCGCCACTTCCACCTAAGAATAGGGGAGCAGATTGACCCGTTAAAAATAATGTAAGCGACACGCTTCTCAGATCCTTTTTTACAGGCAAGACGAATTTGATCAACAAGGTCGGGCATGAGGTCGGGCTTGGCTTTGCCGGATAAGTCACGATCGATGTCGATGGCGCGTACCCAGCCTTTGACATCTGGATTATGATCAGACTTACGAGCACCATGTCGGGTATCACCGATCCAACCATCCGATGTGCGGTCACGATCTGGGTAGGCATCATCGAACTGCTCACGAAGTTGAACTGCCGCTTTGCTTAGTCTTGGATTCATTACCCTAGAAGGATGGCTGCTTCATCGGCTGTAAGGCCAAGACGATCGAGAATCTGTTGTCGAGCAATTGCCTTTATAGCATTTGTATCAATTGCAACATGATTTTCAATTGCTATTTTAAGTTCATTTTCAGTCGCAGTATTGTTATCAGCTAAACCAATTTCAACGATATTGCCAGCATCATCTGAAGATGATATAAGGCCTAGACCATTTAATTCTTTGTCAAGCTGCTCGATGTTAATTGCTTTATTGACTTTTATCATTATGATCCCATATCTATAACAGCTAAGTTGCGATTTTGAAAGTTAGTTGCCGCGCCATTTGTTGAGCGGTATTTTTGAGTAAAAGTGTTAGAGCCAGCAGTTAAACCTGTCATCAAATAAACGCCGGAAAATATACCGCTTATACTATCTCCATTTAATTGAACTGCTTTTGTATCTGCGGCACTAAAAGATGATGATCCACTAATATCAAAAGACACCGATCCACGTGCATCAATAAAAGAAGAAAGAATTACTAAGGCTTTTGTTCCTGTTGTTATTGTTACTGCTGGGCCTGCTGTTGCTAACGCAGTATAGGAAGTGCTGGTTGTTCCCTGATAGGTACTAACCGTTGTATTGTCATTTGTTGGACCTGAACTTGCAAGGGTTGCCCACTCTGGAGCAGTAGCACCAGAATTGACTTTAAGAATTTGGCCAGCAGTTC